AATCTTCTTCCCTAAATCCGCGAGCATGTTTAGGTGCGATAGAAATGGCCGAGCGATTTGGTAGTTCCAAAGATGTTCCCTCGCGGATGCATCAGCGGTCGGTCGGCCATGTTTCCTTACCGGCGGCAGGTCGAGGAAGTCGTAGAACATCGACTGCACATCGCCCGACGCTCGCCAATTAAACTTCTCCATCCCGAGGCCCTCGAAGGCCAATCGCTCGAGCTGGCGCTCCAAACGATCAACCTTCTCCATGAAGTCCTCGATAATGTCCGCTTTCTTCGACTGGTCGATCTTTATCCCTCGACAACGCATTTCCAACACCGGCCCTTGGAGCGCCTTGCTGAACTCATACGTCCTTCTTGTAACCTTGTCGAGCTGGCCGACCATCGCGTTGAAGGCCTCAAGAGTGACACAACAATCGAGGCCGTTATAAACCTGATCCTTTTCCCACGCGGTCAGGGTATCCGGGTTCGCCTCATGGGTTCTTATGATTTTCATCGGAGGGGGAAATCCTTTTCAATTCCACTCTCTCCTTGGCCTTGACTATCCGCCAGACCGCTCTTGCATCCTCACAGGCGAGGATCACATCAACCTCCTCAACTGTAAGCCAGTCCTTATAAGCCTCCACCGCTTCTCTTCGTTCGTCCCAATTGAAATAGATGATCGCGTTCATGTTAATCATCCCTCTTGATCGTCTCATGCTTCTTCCTCAGATGCTTCCATTCCCCCTCGTCCGAAAAGATGCTTCCAAGATACCCCAACCCCTTCAACGCTTCCGGCTGCAACGCATGGCTCAACAACATACTATCCTCCTCGGCCCCATAGGTCCTTATCCCTTGGGCCCGTAGAAGAAAGGCTATGTCATAGGCGCCGTTTTGGAACAGCTTCTTAATCCCTCGATCTCCAAGCACTGATCCAATAATTCTCCAGCATGCTTTTTCGTCCGCTGAAGTCTTCCAATAGCTTCCATTAGCTGTGCGTTCGTCATCGAATGGAATAACGATCGCTGCTCCTGTTCCGGGAGCAAAGCCCACGCAAGTGATCCGTGATCCATAAGTCTCAATGTCAACAGAAAGGATGTCGCATCCTTTAACATAGCGGTCAATGAACTCGCGGATATCTCCGAGCCCTGGTTCAATCCAGATTTCACGCGGTGGTCTCCTAATCTCCGGAAACTCGGCCTGTCGCTTCGCCTTCATGAAGTCAGCGATAACGGTCGGCCGCTCTTCCCATTTGCCTCTAAGGATATATGACGGATGATAAGTCGGAAGGACCTTAAACCCTTCCACGGTATGGGTTGATGAGAATGTGTAACCCCGGATTTTGGTGATCCCTCCCGCCTTCCCGGCCAAGGCCCATAAGGGCGTGTTACCTAACGCAATGATCAAATTCGGGTCCGCTCGAAGCAACTCATCGGCCAATCGATCGAGTTCCCCGGAATACTCCTGTCTGACGTAGAGCGACTTAAGCAAGGCCGGGTAGCCTGGAATTCCTTCCGCTCTTGGCCCACAGAGCAGTTCCAGTTTATTCCCCGGCGGATGGAGGTTGAAGACATTTGTCCTGTATATCTCAGGATGATTCTTCCAGACCCGGTTCAGTAAATGCGGATCGCCCATGCTCCAATAAGCATGTATGTCTTCATGATCCCTACTCGTCGCTTCTATTAGTTCCGCCTCGATCATCATGCGCAACAATTCGGCCCCCGTGTTGCCAACGAAGGGAACCTTCAACTTCTCTTCCTGTTCGCCGTATGCCTCGGCGATGACCACAATTGGCTTCACGGGGGCCTCCTCTATCAGTCGCTAGACATGACCTTGGCGATTTGCGCGAACACCGTCTCTCCGTCCTGGCTCGGCCGGTGCGTTACCAGTATCCTAACCCTGGCGTTGACGCACTCCTCATTCCTCTGCCGCCGTGTGGCCGGAACGGTGAGGTCGATCCCACACGCCTCGTGGAACTCATCAATCCGCCACTTGGCCTGATCGGTGATATACAGCGTATGCTTGATCGTTCGGTCTTCCAGACCCCCGGACTCTTCGAGTTCATCTGGAAGAACATCGTCGAGAGCGGCGATAACGCGGAGGGTGAACTCCGCGAATGGGGTCTTCTTCTGACTGCTCTCGTCATACCTCGGCGGTCCTGCAACAACCGCCTCATAAGTCCCACGCGCTAGCGGAACCGGCCGAATAACTTCATCCGGCGACTCGTCAAGAATCGTTGCGAAATGTGGTTGGATCATGGTAGTTCCTTTGGGGGTTTTGGTGGATGAGTGCTTTGGTGAATTGGAGGATGATGTTGTCTAGGTGTTGCCTTGCTTCTACAATCTCCCTGGTTGGATTGGCGATACCCTCCAGGGCCAGTCTAACATTGATCAGGTCCTGAATGGAGATTTTGTTTTCCATCAAATCCTCCGCTTCAAGTGAACCACATTCTTCGGAGGATCGCGTAGAGTGGCGAAGAAATCGGCGAGGCCGGTTTCTATCGGAAGGGTCGGGGCCATGGCGAATGGCGCCGGGTTGGCTAGGTCGATCAGCGGAGTCGACGTGGTCCTGATCTGGCGCTTGTCATGCTTAGTCTCAAACAAGACCGCCGATGGGAACCTTTGCGCGATCTTCGGCGACAGCTTCTGACCCACCCCTTGCGGGAACCCCTTCGTCGTTCCGTCCGGCTGCTCTTGGAAAGTAATATGGGCCGTGACGATAACGTTCACCGCCATTGCGTCAGAGGTCAGCATGTCGAGGAATTTCTCCACGGCATCCTGCGCGTTCCCATACACCGCCCGGCCGTCATACTCCCCCTTCTTCCCGACCGGCATGATGCTTTCATGAAAGTCATAGGCCGCGTCACATAGGCGGCTCAGCGAGTCGATGACCAAGATGCAATCAGTATCCCACTCGCTCGGAGGGCCCAGGTCCACGTCATCATACTTCCAGCGGTCACACATCTTCACCGCATCGATCCAGGCCTTTGGCTTCCCATCGATCATCGGGCCGCCAGGAGTGGATTTATACTTATCCCTGATCGTCCGATACTCCACACTCCCGGCCTTTTCCGGGCAAATATGCTGGACGAAATACTTTAAGACATCCAGCTTATTGTCCAGATCAAGTATCCTCAGCCTATACCCCGCCTTCACTAGACTTGTCAGGCTCCCCGTCTTTCCCGACATTGCGTTCCCGATCAGGAGGATTTTGATGAACTTGTTGCTCTGATGGTCGACTAGAGAGGGCATGGCGATATCTCCTGATAAGTTCCGCGAGGCATCTCCTAGCCTGCGCGTCGAAGAACACATTGGCTTCGTCGGTGACGTAGCCGATTATATCCTCATCCTTCATCGTGGTTTCAGCGGGTTCCATCTGTCCTCCGTTGGCAGTTGCACAAAGTCTGACTTCAGATACATACCCCGGACCGAAGGTGATTTCGAACAAACCTCCCGGAACGGACAACCTCCGTATTTGTCGCAAGCGGTGTCGTTCATCGGCCAATAGCCTTCTTCCGCGCAAGCTTCGGCCTGCTTTAGTGTGATCTTCAAATCGTTTAGCCATTCTTCCAATTGCTCCGGCGACCGATAAGTCAACCCCCGAACAAACCTGTTCGGTTCCTCCAGCAACACCTGCGCAGCATCGATCATCACCCCTTTAATCGGTGTGCCGGTGATGATCTGACCCGCCAGAGTGTATAGCGTCATCTGATTATTCGGCTCGAACTGCTTGAAGAAATACGGGCCTAGGGTCCTTGTTGTGGTTTTTCGGTCTGTAGCGAGAAGCTGGTCGTTAAACTCCACAATCCGATCAATGTGGCCACAGAGTATATATGGTCGATTTCCGGCCGATGGTCCCCAATCGAGTTCGAACCGAAAAGATAGTTCAACGGCGGGTCTTCCACTCTCCAGCATGGCTGTCTTCGCCGGGTCGTTGGGCCCGAAGAAGTCGAGATAGTCGACAGTAAGTTGAACAAGATTTCGTCGGGATTTATATTTGCCTGCCCGAGTATCGGGGTCTGGCCGAAAATCTTCAGTCCTAATGAGTAGCTCCCGTATAACGTCGTGGATGGCATCTTCATGTTTCACCCCATTCGCTAGCGAGCAGTCATATTCTTGTAGGGCTTGGTGATACTCACTCCCAAACCTCAAGTCCACGCTCTCGCTCTTCGCCGTCCAGCCTTCCTTTCTGTGCAGCTGGTAGAACCTGGGACACCGTTTAAAGTCCCCCAGGCTCGTGGAGTCCCAGGCGTATTGAACATCCGTCCCTTCGATATACAACGAAGGGGCTTCGTCGATCATCTCCGTCTTCTGAGCAACGAAAACCTCATCGAGAATTTGATCTGCGCTCATAACCCCCTCCTACCTATGCCGGCCGATGGCGTTGACGCCGGTTTCTTGTCCTTAACCAGCGCCTTCACCAGGGTCGACAGGTCGATCTTCGGTCCGCTAGTCTTGACCGGCTTGATCCCCTTCGCTCGGGCTTCCCGGGCCTCTCGGTTTAGCTGAATGATCCGGTCAATGTCCCTTGGGGCCATTTCCAGCGCATTCCTGTCCATAAGTTCATCTATGTCGCTCATTCCAGCTCCACTGATTTCTTCACGATGTAGACGTGATTTGGGATACCGGGCAAGCAGACCATGAGCGAGTCATATCGCCCATGGCCATACTTCTCTCGCCAACCGGCGATGTTGGTCTGAAACTGAGGCGCGTT